TCGTAGTGGGTTTAAAGGTGGCATTGAAAACCTGCGCATGAATCACAACACTAATGGGGTTATAGAAAAAGAATTGATTGATAGGTTCTTTTCAACTATTAAACACGACAAGGGACTTGACAACCCAGACCTCATATGGCGTATGTTTATCAAACGGGCACCGCAGATGTTAAATGATGCTAAGGCTTCTTTGAGAACTGATAAAGACGTTGTAGCATTAAGAGAGCAAGCTTCTAAATCATGGGAAGGTCTTGATGTATAAGTTAGAAGAGCAAAAGATTCGCCGTCGTACTTGGATACAGGCAGCAAACATTCCACCAGCTATGCAAGGCTGGAGATTAGAAGACTGCGTAGAGTCTGACCCAGAAGATAAAACAAATATCATTCGTTGGATTAAGGCTGTAGAAAAGGGTTTGGTTATCAGGGCTGTTGGTAGCAAGGCCTGTGGCAGAGGGTTGTTGTTAGACGGAAACCCAGGCCGAGGCAAGACTACGTTGGCTTTAGCCACTTTACAGGAGATGATGCTCACTCTTCCTATAGAAGCTTTTAGTGTAAAAGATGGCGATACCCTTACAAAACCTTGCTATTTCATGACTTTCAACGACTTTTTGGAACTTAAAGGTTCCATGATGGATGACCCGACAGATGCACAGGACACGCTCTATCATGGTGTCTTAGGAGAGTGCTTGGCTGACGCCTACAACATTCGTATACTTGTACTAGACGATGTTGGTAAGGAACACGCTGGGCTCTCTGGGTGGCAGAAGAATATGCTTCATCATCTTCTTCGCACTCGTTTTAACAACGGACTACCTACTATCGTTACAACAAACGTAAAACTAGAAGATTGGGCAGGCCTCTACGGTGATGCTACAGAAAGTTTCGCACGTGGAGCTTTTGCCTATTTACCAATCGTGGCAGAAAAAGGAGACCTACGTCGATGAGGAATGCGGTGAATGAAGAACTAAGACTAGTGCAGGTGTTCCTGAGTCAGTCTCAGACGCCTGGACCAGGTATCTTTGAAGTGTCGGTTCAAGAAGGAACCGATAGATTGTTCTGCACATGCCCAGGATTCAGTGGACGAGGTTCTTGTAAACATACAAAGTTTGTCAAAGCCCGTATTGAAAATAACAACGGCAACTATCCTCTAGAAATATCTAATCGTGCATCGAAAGAAGATGCAGACAAAGCGCGGTCTTCTAATTCACGGTTCCGCGAGTTCATTATAAAGTTCGGTAAGATAGAGGTATTCTAACCCCGTGAAGCACGGGGACATAAGTAACGAACTGCCAAAAAGAATACTCGTTACTACAGACATATTTTTACGAATTGAACTTACGAAGCAGCGCAAGTTTAAAATTATTCCTACCATAAAGGTAGACAAAAAAGTTGACCGAGCTGTCCTCAGTTGGCTATACCTGTACACATCTAGGACAGGAACAACACTAGAGCTTATTTCTTATGAGCTTAACGAAAATGATTTACAAGATTTTGTAGATGGACTTGACAGACTAGGCACTAATCCATTTAGATACTTTACAGCATACCAATCGGTACAACACTTGGTTCAAGAGTTACCACTCAGACCTGAGGTTGTTGGTGTCGTTGATATACAATCAAGGATGCTAATGTACGGGCACTGGGGACGTAACATAAACGAACTATGAATAATGAAACTAGATTACTAAGCAAAGTCCTAGAGGACAGGTCCATAACCCTATTGTTTGATAGGGGTGCAAGCGACCAATGGTTCGTAGACCCAGAAAATAAAAACATATGGAAGTTAGTTCGTGAGCATTACTTTGCTTATGGAGAGGTTCCAAGTCTTGATGTTATTACCGCTAGTTATCCAAACTATAAATTAACTCAGGCACAAGACAGCCTTGAGTATCTTGTAGATGCTGTTATTGATGAGAGACGCAGAGCATCAACTATTAAGATGGTTGATACTGCTATCAAGCACATAGAAAAACAAGACCATGAAACAGCGCTTCTTGCAATTCAATCAAGCCTTAGCCAACTTGAGGCTGACGGTCTTAGTGGCACTAGCGATTTAGATTTAACAGTCGATGCACAAAAACGCTATGACGAATACGAATACCGAAAGAACAACCCAGGTTTATTAGGTGTTGCAACTGGTTTTAATACTATGGACCAGGCAACAGGTGGATTACAGAACGGTCAGTTGATTGTTATCGTGGCTCCCCCAAAGACTGGTAAGTCAACTCTTGCGTTGCAGATTGCACAGAACGTCCATATGAAAGACAAGAGAGTTATGTTCCAATCATTTGAGATGAGCAACCACGAGCAGTTGACTCGTTACGATGCAATGAGAGCAAGGGTTTCACACAGTCGTCTTATCAACGGTTTACTTACACCAGAAGAAGAAGGACGTTACAAAGCAAAGCTTGCAAGCATTGAGAAGATGAGAGAAAAGTTTTGGTTAGTTGACTCAGCAGCGGGCATGACTGTCACTGGCATCTCTAGCAAGATACAGGTGTTGCATCCAGACGTTGTATTTATTGACGGTACATACTTGATGATTGACGAGCAGACTGGAGAGGCAAATACTCCGCAGGCTATTACCAACATTACTCGTAGCTTGAAACGCATGGCACAAAGGTTTAAGGTACCCATTGTTATTTCTACTCAGGCATTGAAGTGGAAGATGAAAAAAGGACAAGTAACTGCAGACTCAATTGGTTACTCCTCTTCTTTCCATCAAGACGCAGATGTAATATTTGGACTACAAAGAGAGGATGAAGCAGTGGACGACACTCGCGTACTAAAGATTCTAGACAGCCGTAACTCTGGCCGTGGCGAAGTAACACTTATGTGGGACTGGAACAACGGTCAATTCCGCGAACTAGAAAATGATGACCTATGACATTAGACGAGATGCAGGAAACGTTAGAGAGGTTAGGCCTTGAAGTCGTATCCACTAGAGGTTCAGAAATCCAAAGCTATTGTCCAGCACATGTTGAAAGAACAGGTCACGAGGACAGAAACCCATCGTGGTGGATTAACGCTGATACAGGTGCACATATCTGTTTCTCATGCCACTACAAAGGTGGACTGCTGTCATTGGTTTCCTATATTCAAAAGTGGGACTTCGACAAATCTAAAGAGTGGCTTAATGACGGGTCATCTAACCTTGCGGCTTCTTTACAAAAAGCAATCAAACCAAAAAAAGTATTTGAAGACATTACTTACATAACTGAGTCAATGCTTGCGGCTTTTATTGACCCGCCAGCAGATGCTCTTGCCTCACGCGGTCTTACATTGGCTGCAGCGCAAGAGTATGAAGTTCTATGGAGTGAAAGACACAGCAATTGGATTACTGTTATTCGTGACCCACACACCCATAAGTTATTGGGGTGGCAAGAAAAAGGTCACAAGTCTAGATTCTTTAGAAACCAGCCTGTTGGGGTACCAAAGAGCGCAACGTTATTTGGTTACAAGCAATACAAAGGTGGAGACATGATTATTGTTGAGTCTCCGCTAGATGTAGTAAGACTGGCATCCGTTGGTATCAAAGGTGGGGTCAGCACTTATGGTTCTATGGTATCTATGCAACAGTTCAACTTAATGCGTGGAGCCGATAGGGTTATTTTTGCTATGGACAACGATAAGGCTGGTCAAGACTCCTCAGTAAACTTGTTGATTCTTGCACAGGAATATGGCACAGACGCTTGGTTCTTTAATTACAGCAACACGGATATGAAGGATGTTGGCGCTATGAGCAAGTCTGAGATAGTCTATGGATTAGAGAACGCACGCCATATGGTAAATGGAAAGAAAGCACTAAGAGGAGAACATGCCGTTACGTAGGATAAAGAAAAGACCAGCTTGGATATTTGATGTAGATGGAACATTGGCTAACGTAGATTCAATATTAAAGTACATAGTTAACAAAGATGACACTGATGATTTTAAGAAAGATTTTGATAAGTTCCACAGAGAATCCGTCCATGTTCCACCCCACCCTCATGTGGTGGACATGCTGTGGAACGTTGTTGACAAGGGCGATACTGACATAATCATTGTGACCGCCCGCAGAGAAGAGTGGCGTGCCCACACCTCATACTGGCTAGAAACAAAAGCAAACGTCCCACACACCGCATTGTTCATGCGTGGCAATAAAGACTACAGACCAGACTATGAGGTCAAAAAGGACATACTGGAACACATAAGACTATTCTGGGACGTTAAACACGCTGTTGACGACAACCCAAATGTGATTAGACTTTGGCAAGAAAATGGCATACCCACTACAAAGATAGGAAACTGGGACGGCAAATGATTATTGGACTCACTGGTTACGCACAGTCAGGCAAGGACACTCTTGCAAACATCCTTGTTGAAAAATATGCATTCAAACGCATAGCTTTTGCAGACCCTATACGTGAGTTCTGTTATGCCATGAATCCTGTAGTAGGACATGTAGCTAATGAAGAAACAATATTAAGACAGCTAGTAGACCGAGTAGGTTGGGACGAGGCTAAGCAGTACGGCGGGGTACGCCGTCTATTGCAGAACGTGGGTATTGCTGCACGTGAAGTATTTGGTGAACAGTTTTGGGTAGCACAGGCTTTAAGAGACGTGCACTTTACAGAGAACGTAGTTATTACAGATGTTAGGTTTCTTAATGAAGCAAATGCTATTAAGAAATACGATGATGCACAGATATGGAGAATCAAACGTCCTGGGTTTGGCCCAGTAAACGAGCACGTCTCTGAGTCTGAAATGGCAGATTACAAAGCAGACCAGATTTTCTATAACGCTGGGACCTTAGAAGATTTAAAGGTGCTGGTAGATACTCGTATGAGAGCTTATGTTTAATGACTTTTAGTGGCTCCCTTCTTCCCTATCAACCAGAGGCCGTTGACAAGATGTGCCTTCGTAAGCGCATGTTGGTTGCCTATGACCTTGGGTTAGGCAAAACAGTTATTACCATAGCTGCAATAGAGCGCCTGATGGATGAGAACAAAGTAACTGAGCCAGGCCTTATAATTTGCCTGTCTTCCCTAAAATACCAATGGGCTGGACAGATAGAGAAATTTACTAATGGAACTTCACGAGCTTTGGTTGTGGATGGAACACCGAAGAAAAGAGCAGAGCAATATGCTCAAGCCCAAGACTGGCGTAACACAGGCATTGATTACATCATTCTTAACTACGAGCAGATTGTTAACGACTGGGACTATGTCAAGGAGTTACCAAGAGGATTTGTCGTCCTTGACGAAGCCACAGCAATCAAATCTTTTAAGTCCAAGCGCTCAAGAGCAGTCAAGAAACTTGTCAACGCCCCGTACCGTTTTGCACTCACAGGTACTCCTATTGAGAATGGCAAGCCAGAAGAGCTGTATAGCATTATGCAATTCGTTGACGCCAACGTACTTGGTAGGTTTGATATCTTTGACGCCGCTTTTATCGTAAGAAACTCTTGGGGCGCACCACAGTACTACCGTAATTTAAAAACTCTGCACGAAAAGATGAAAGAAGCATCTGTTCGTAAAGCACAGAAAGACGAGGACGTTGCCCCTTATCTTCCAGACACAATCCATAAAGACCCAATAAAGATATTTTTTGACAGAAAGTCTTCTAAGTTATACAGACGTATAGTTGAAGATTTGTTGTCAGACTTAGATGAAGCTCAAGATTTGTTTGGCAGCAACTTTAATATTATGGCTCACTACGGTATGGAGTCTAGACGCGGTGGTCCAGAGGACGAGATGCGTGGCAAGATTATGTCTAAGATTGGCGCCCTTAAGATGCTGTGCTCTCACCCAGATTTGTTAAAGGCTAGCGCTGCTAAGTTTAGAATGATGGGAGGCGAGGGTTCAGCATACATAGCTGAGCTTGTCGATAACGGCTCGCTAGATGAGATTAATAGTTCTCCAAAATTAGATTACCTAATTCAATATGTAAAGGACCACCTAGAGCAGGATGACAATAACAAGGTGGTTATCTTTGCTACCTATGTTGACATGCTTGATAAGATAGTCGCAGCACTCGGCGAAGACATGTGCAGAAAGTACTCAGGTAAACTAGATGCTCGTACTAAAGAACTTAACAAAACTGACTTCAATACTAATCCCGCTGTACGCGTACTGGTTAGTTCTGACGCTGGGGGTTACGGCGTGGACCTTCCTGCTGCTAATATGCTTATCAATTACGACCTCCCTTGGTCTTCAGGCAGCGCAACGCAAAGGAATGGCCGCATACAAAGAGCGTCATCTACCTGGCCAACAATAGTTATTCAAGACATTATCGTTTCTGGTTCTATAGAAGAAAGACAACACGAGGCTTTGCAACAAAAGAGTGCAGTAGCAAGTGCGGTAATTGATGGAGAGGGGTTTGACGATAACGGTAACATGCCGTTAAGCGTTGGAAGTTTAAGACAGTTTTTACAAGCAGCAATTGTCTAGTAGCTCAGTTGGCAGAGCAGGCGACTGTTAATCGCCAGGTCCCTGGTTCGAGCCCAGGCTAGACAGCTTCGCGGATGTAGCGCAGTTGGTAGCGCGGAACCTTGCCAAGGTTCAGGTCGCGGGTTCGAACCCCGTCATCCGCTCGTGGTTAGACTAAACAGGATATATACCAAGACTGGTGATACAGGCACGGCCGCACTTATGGGCGACGGACGCCATCCCAAAGAAGATATCATCTTTGATGCAATTGGCACAGTAGACGAAGCTAACTCTTCTATTGGCGTTGCTATGTGTTATGTAGAAAACGAAGATGTACATAAAGTATTAAAAAATGTACAGAATGATTTATTTGATTTAGGCGCTGACCTAGCGTATCCAAAAGCTTCTGTAACTGAAGCACACATTACTTATCTTGAAACCACTATAGATTTTTATAACTCTCAGTTAAAACCTTTAGAGTCATTTGTTTTACCTTCAGGCACCAAAGCTTCGTCCTACCTACATCTTTCTAGAACAATAGTACGGAGAGCTGAGAGGGATGTATGGGATGCCGTAAAACAGCGGGAGACCAACCCCCTCATAGCCAAGTACCTTAATAGGCTTTCAGACCTGCTATTTGTCCTAGCTAGATACATGAATCATGGGGACGATATACTGTGGGAACCAGCAGTAAAACTATTGGCAGATGGTGTAATTGGCAACACGCCTGGCTCTGAACCAGGAGACGTCTAGGTTCGACCCCTAGTCTGCCAGCTTTACACCCAACGATTATCGTTGGGCGGGTACACTTATAGGATGCCTAACGCACCTAAGACCCCAACGCGTACTATCCGCGTGTCAGACCAGCTATGGACCGCTGTCCAGAAGAAAGCTGCAGCTGAGAAGGTTACTGTAACCAGTATTATTATTGAAGCCTTAGAAAACTATATTAAAGAAGACTAATCAAATGGGAAAACACCACGATAAGGTTGCCGCTGCTTTAAAGTGGCGTCAAGAGACCATGCCTAAAGGCAGTGGCTACAAGAAGCCTGGCTCTATGAACCCACGCAAGACTGGGTTCCGTAGCTATACAGCAGCAGAGGCTCGTAAAAAGATAGGTTGACAAGTATCCAAATCCTGTAATAGGTTGTGTATGTAAACAACAACCAAAGGGGATTTATGGATATCACCTCAGTACGCGGCTACATTAAGCAGTATTCTGCTATTAAAGATGAAGTCGAAACATTAACTAAAAGACAATCAGAACTAAAGTCTCGTCTTACACAGACGATTGATGAATATGGTTCAGCCGACGAACGCGGTCACATCGTTCTTTCTGTCCCAACCGATACATCGGAAGAGGACGACCTAACAATTATGAAGCAACGTCGTGTGTCTAAGAATTTAGACATGGACCTTGCTGAAACTATCTTGACTAAAAAAGGTCTCAAAGATAAATGCATCAAGATGGTGCCACAGATAGATGAAGCAGCAATCATGGCTGCTTTCTATGAGGGCTATCTCACGGAAGAGGATATTGATACTATGTTTCCTTCAAAGGTTACATACGCATTTATCGTAGGGAAATAATGTCAGACCAAATAGATAAAATGTTTTCTGACTTGGATACATACTATCCAGGCAGTAAACGAAAGCGCAGGGAACCAAAAGCTCCCGAGGTAGAAGTTGACGATACGTGGGAATCAAAGTCCTACACTAAGACTCTACCTAATGGTAAGGACATGGAGTTCTATACTATTGGCGCTCTCGCTCAAGCGTTAGGACGACCAGTGATTACTATCCGTCAATGGATAAAGTCAGGTTACCTACCGCCATCACCATACAGACTTCCTACAAAGAAGAATGTAAAGGGAGAAGACCACAAGGGTCGCAGACTATATTCTAAAGCCCAGATTGATAGCGTGGTAGAATTGTTTAAGGTCGCTGGCGTTTTGCACGTGAAGCGAATACAGTGGCCTAATCAGCAATTGACTAACGCAATCGCTGAGGCTTGGAAGAATATCCAAGTCGAAGACTCTAAAACAACTGAAACAAAGGAATAGAAAAACTATGGCAGTAAACCGCACGGAAGAATATCTTCCACAAAACGATGAGTTCGACACCGCAACCATCGAAGAACGACCAGTAGCAGCAACTACAAATGCTGTTCAGTCAGGCTGGGATGCAGCAGAAAAGCTAACCACAGCCACAGGTGACTACCCAACAGAATTTAAATTCGTTGATGGTGAGTTCACAATCGTCAAGTTCATTGACCAAAATGGTCCATTCGCAATCTACAAGCAGCACTTCCTACAGCAAAAAACTGTTGGTAAGCGTTCGTATGTTTCACTTGGACCCAACGACCCACTATGCACAAAGCTAGGTAGCAAGCCAGAAGATAAAAGAGCATTCACTATTGCAGTGGTTACTCCTTCAGGCGTTGTTCGCCAAATGCTTATTGCAAGCCCACGTTTGTACAAGACATTGTACGCAGCAGAGTTTTCTCCACAAGGACCTCTGACAAAAAACTACTGGGCTATTAGCCGTACAGGCAAAATGCAACAAACTGTGTATCACCTCAACGCAGTAAAGCCTCGTGACCTCATGGAAGATTGGGGTATTGATGAAAAGATGGCGGAAGAAGGCGTGGCAGCAATCAAGCCATTTGACCGCTCTGTAATCAAAGAACACACATGGGCCGAACTAGAAGAGATTGCAAACTCTCTTCTATAACCACTAGAGTTCTGAGGGCCAGTAAACTTAATCCCCTTTCGTCGCTGGCCCTCAGACACCTATCAATCGAGGCAATCATTTGAATATCATTACGACAAAAGAACAGCTAAAAGAACTTGTTGATTATTACCTTGCACAAGAAGCATTTGCATTTGACGTAGAAACGGTCGGAGATAGAAGAGGAGTACCTGTTGTTAATCAAGTACTATGGCTTAGCCTTGCGACTTATGGTCGTGGGGATGTTATTCCGATGGGCCATCCTCATGGTGAATTTGTATCAGAAAGCTTCCCACTTACAGGACAGGGGGAGAAGCGTGTATTGGCTGGTTTACAAGCCCGCGAAAGCGATTACTCTAGGGACAAGCGCAAAGCTACTAGGACTTTCGAACCTGCTCCTGAACAACTATCGCCAGCAGAAGTCTTCGCTGAATTAAAACCTTTATTCTTTAGTGACAAGTTAAAGATTGGTCACAACCTAGTCTTCGACCTTTGCTCTGTAGCAAAGTATTTTGATAAAACAATTCCAGTAGGCCCATACTTTGACACAATGGTGGGTTCTTTTATATATGACAACCGCAATAAGAACAAGTGCGGTCTTGATGATTGCTTAGAGCGTGAGCTTGGATACAAGATGGAGAAGGGTGTGGGTGCTCAAGTAGAGGTCCACGCTTTTAGTGTTGTTGCTAAGTATGCGTACTTAGATGCTAAATACACGTTTATGCTTTGGAAAGTAGTACGCGATAAGATTAAAGAGTCTGGCGTAGAAAACATCATGAAGTTAGAGATGGATGTGCTTGAGGTTTTATGCCACATGAAACTTCACGGTGCTCCTATAGATACAGATGCGCTTTCTGAGTTGCATACCAAACTAGAAGCAGACATTGAGGCTGCTAGAGCACAGATTTATAAGCAAGCGGGCAGAGTATTTAACATTAACTCTAACCAAGAGAAACAGTATCTTTTGTACAGCAAGAAGTCTGAGGGAGGACGCGGTCTTAAGCCAAAGATTCTTACTAACAAGGGTGCTGAAAAAGAGATGCAAGGCAAAGACCTTGACTATATGGACTACTCAGTATCAGCCGAGGCTTTAGAACCATACAGAGATAAAGACCCAATGGTCCACGCCCTACTGGAGTACGCTGACCTTAATAAGTTGCTTAGCACTTATGTTATTCCGTACCTTGGTGGAGACGTTGTTCGTACAGTGGGTGGTAAATCTAAAGTAGAGTATAAAGAAAGTCTGTTAGTAAGCGGTCGTATACATGCTGACTTTGTACAGCATGGCGCTGAGACTGGCCGTTTTTCTAGCCGTAATCCAAACCTGCAGAACATACCTAACCCATCTGCTAGTGAAAACGGTAAAGCTATTCGTAATCTTTTTTACGCACCTGAGGGCTACAAGTTAGTGGTTGCTGACTACTCACAAATTGAGCCTCGTATTATTGCGTCTATGTCTAAAGATAAAACCATGATGAAAAATTATCTTGAGGGGCAAGACATCTACACCACTGTAGGAGATGTCATGGGTGTCAACCGTCAGGCTGGTAAGGTCTTAGTTCTATCCATGGCTTATGGTGTAGGACCAGACAAGATTGCTCGCTCCATAGGTTGTTCAGTTACAGAAGCTAGAAACCTTCTTGGTGACTTTGCCTCTAAGTTTGGTGCGGTTAACTCTTATAGATTAAAAGTAGTGGGCGCAACTAAACAAAAAAAGTACGTTACTACCATAATGGGTAGAAAACGGTACATTCCAGACATTGTATCCAAAGACTTTATTAAACGTGGCAGTGCTGAGCGCCAAGCATTCAACACGCGTATCCAAGGTTCTGCTGCTGACATCATGAAGCTTGCTATGATTAGGGCACATAGACTTATCCCAAAGGAATCAAGCATCCTACTTACCGTACATGATGAGTTGGTTACTTTAACCCCAGCCAGTCTTGCTGAAGAGACAGCCGCGGCTATCAGAGAGGCTATGGAAGGTATTCAACTTCTTGATGTTCCGTTATTAGCGGACATTACGACCGTGCAAAGGTGGGGTGAGGCAAAGTAATGTGGCCTTTTAAGAAAAAGAAACCCTTAAACATACAGTTTGAAACTGTAAATTCAGAAATACCTTTGGGCACACTAATGCGTTGGTTCTTGTATGACACCGACCTAGCCGAAGACCCTAACACTGTTGCTAAAATATTGGGTATGACTCCCGTTAGTGAAGAGGGAGACGAGCATGAGATGCAGGAAAGCGAAAAAAGATTAGAGCAGATTGCTTATTTACTTCCGTACATAGACATGATGTCTGAGATGACAGCGGATGTTATAACTGGCATACAGCTTGATGAACTACAGAAGCACGACCCAGGTAATGAAAAAGAACGTGAGCGCGAAAGAGAAATGATGCGCATGATGTATAAGATGATTGCGTTTTCTTCACTTCTTGGGGGCTTGTCTTCTGGCGTACAACTTGGTTTAATTAACCCAGGGGAAGTATTTAGTACGAGTTTAGACTTTAGAAAGTTGGAGGACTTAGGTGAGTAACAATTGGTGGGCAAGCAAACTTGGTGGTCAGCCTTCAAATACATTTCAAACGCCACCACCTGCTCCACGACCAGTACAACAACCAACCCCGCCAGTAGAAAACATCCGAGTATCAGAACGTTGCCCAGGATGCGGAAGTCAAAATTATGGTGGAGCAACTCCAGAGTCTAGAAAGCGTTGTTACGATTGTGGCTACCCTATAGTACAATCGGGTACTGGAATGAGGGGAGTAAACACGGGTCAGTCGGCTGCGGGGCCAGCGCAACCAGCTAAACAAGTATCAACTGGCGGATACAATCCAACCACAATCATAGGGAAGATTTAATGAATGCAGAATTAGTAAAAGTATTACGAAACATAAATAAAAAATACGGCGAAGACACAATCATTTTAGGTTCTGAGATTAAGACCGATGTATCTCAGCGTATAACAAGTGGTTCAATAAGTTTAGATGTAGCCCTTGGTGGTGGGTGGCCAGTAAATCAATGGCACGAAATTATTGGCGAGGCAAGTAATGGCAAGACTGCTATCGCACTTAAAACAATTGCTGCTAATCAAAAGAAAAATCCAGAGTTCACTACCGTTTGGGTAGCCGCTGAGCAATGGGTACCTAGTTACGCAGAGATGTGTGGCGTAGACGCAAGTCGTGTATATGTAGTTTCAACAAACGTAATGGAGGAAGCCTATGAATCGGTCATCCAAATTACTGGCAGTAAAGCGGTCGATTGTATTGTTATTGATTCGTTACCTGCCTTGGTCCCTACAACAGAGGACGATAAAGAGATGGAGATGGCTACTGTAGGTCGTGGCGCCCTTCTAACTAATAAGTTTTTCCGTAAGGTTGGTAAAGCATCTAAGCGTTCGTTGGTAGAACCAGAGCGCCCTTTCATAGGTATTGTTATTAACCAATGGCGTTCAAAGATTGGCGTCATGTATGGCGATGACCGTACTACCCCAGGCGGTTTAGGTAAGGACTACGCGTTCTTTACCCGCCTAGAAATACGTCGTGCTGGCTGGATTGAGGTTGGTTCAGGCCAAGAAAAGAGACGTGTGGGTCAAGAGGTTAAGGTACGAGTAATCAAAAACAAGTCTGCCCCACCATCCCAAGTGGCATCTTTTGACTTTTATTTTGCCAAAGGCAATGGGCTTTTGGCTGGCGACCTGGACTTTGCCAAAGAAATATTGGCTATCGGAATTGTCAACAAAGTGATAACCAGAGCTGGTGCCTATTACCGCTACGGCGATAGACAGTGGCAAGGTTCCGATGCTATGCTTGACTCTATACGGGAAGAAATTGATTTAAAGGAGACACTCGAGCGTGACGTTCTTGACTCAATCAAACAAGGCTCTAAGTTAGTAGCCGAGGATGAAGAGTAAAGGACAAAGGGAGTCGAAGAAACACGAGGACCGATTAGCAAAAGCAATCGGCGGTCAGCGTAATGCTGGCAGCGGTGCATTTTGGAGTCGGAAGGGTGATGTTCGGTCTAAAGACTTGTTAATAGAACACAAGTGGACTGGCAAAGCCACCGTGACTATCAAGGCCACGGTTCTAGAGAAGATTGTTAAGGAAGCAATCCTTGACAGTCGTACTCCAGTACTCGGTTTCAGTCTCAACGATGAAAACTATGTGATGTTATTGGAGGACGATTTTCTAGAACTACGCCAGAAAACTTTGGAGTGTAGTTGTTCGAAGATATCGGCCACTTAGAAGGTTGGCGACATCAAGCCAAGTGTCGGGGGATGGACACAGAGCTTTGGTTTCCTCCCAGAGATAAAGCCAAATATAAAAAGATTGCATCCGTATCTAAAGCTGTCTGCTTTGGACGTGATGGCTTACCTGAATGCCCAGTGCGTAAGGAATGTTTGCTGTACGCAGAAGCACAAGAAGAGCAACACGGTATATGGGGTGGCATGTCGCATCGTGAGCGTAATGCGCTTAAGCGTAAAGCTAAGAAGCACGGCAAAACCCTAGAGGAGTGGATACTTGACGGCGACCTGTGATACGGTGTCGGTATGACAGAAAAGTACAAGCCAGGTGGGGCACTAAAATCATTTTTAGATGCAGGCAAAAAACCTTCACGAGTTCTAGGGTCGGTAGAACGTTATGTTCTATCTAAACCAACGGATAAATCTAGACGCACAGACGTCTTACACCCCTCAGAGATGGCGGGCGATGAGTGGTGCTATCGAGCATCTTACTTTCAATTAAAAGGCCATTTACCATTAGAAAGCTCACGTCGTAATAGTTTACGGCTGCAATCAGTTTTTGCAGAGGGTCACGGCATTCACGCTAAGTGGCAACGATGGTTTCAAGAAATGGGCCACTTGTACGGAAAGTGGTACTGCAAAGACTGCGACGAGTATTTTTGGGGCGGGTCTGACTGCCACGAAGGTCCACTAGAGTATAAAGAAGTCCCGTTGTTTTACGAACCACTACGCATCTTTGGGCATGCAGATGGTTGGCTTACTAATTTTGGTGACCCTCTAATGCTAGAAGTAAAGTCAATAGGTTTTGGAACTATACGCTGGGAGAACCCAGAGATGGCAAAAGAGTTTGGAACCATGGAGAAGGTGTGGCCAGAAATCAAAGCTCCATTTGCTAAGCACGTAACTCAAGTACAAATCTATATGAAACTTGCAGAGCTATTGGGGTATGACAATTACCCACGAGAAGCTGTTCTTATTTATGAGAACAAAGCTACGCAAGATGTAAAAGAGTTTGTTGTACCAAAGAGTGATTTTGCTATTGCGCCTTTATTCGAGGCTGCCGCTATGATTGTCGAGTCGATTAACAACAACACTCCACCCGCTTGTAATTTAGATAAGTGGGGCGGATGTTCAAAGTGCGGAGGCTACAATGAGTGAGTTAGTTGCTACAGGTATAAGTGAGATTGTTCTACAGCAGTTAGAAGCGCAGGGACTTCCAATAAAAAGGAAGATGGATATTGCCCCACCCCCATTCCCTGAGGATATAACGTTAGTTGATGACCAAGACCTAATGATTATGGCTGCAAAGTACATGGAAAATCTAAACTTTCTTAGAACTCAAGTTGCCTGTGCATCATTGGCAGAGTTAGAAGCTACTAATAATTATGAGATAGAAGTGGCTCGTGGACTATTGACTAAGACCAACGGAAAGACTACGGAAAAGGCCGTTATGTTAAAGGCATCTGTGTCTACCGATGACACAGTAATGGTGCTAGAGAAAGCAAAGAACTATGCCCACGCTTATCGTAAATTATTAGAGACAGCTCTAGAGAATCTAGAACGTTACTACTCCCTAACAAGTAGGGAGCTAACAAGACGTACCTCCAATGGCAGGTCAGGATTTGGAAATAGATTTGTACCATGACCTTAAAAAAATTTGATGGAGGTTTGTCGGTTACAGGCAGTAGCCTTTTGTATCTGGGCATTGACCAGTCATACAGTGGCTTTGCCTGCACGCTGCTTTCAACAAATGGCACATACTTAACAACTGTATTTAAGTCTGAGATTAAAGGCATAGACAGACTCGTTGAGATTAGAAAGTTTTTGCAAGACACAATAGGTGGGGCAAGGTATCCAATAGAAGATATAGCCATGGAAGATTATGCTTTTGCTGGTCAAGGCAGGGTGTTCCATCTAGGTGAACTTGGGGGTATGGTTAAACTTGTATGTAGAGACGCGGGGTACTACCCGCTTCTTGTCCCGCCTACAAGCCTGAAGAAGTACGTAACAGGCAAGGGGACGGGTATACAAAAGGCTCAAATGCTACTTTACATTTATAAAAAATGGGGGGTAGAATTTACCGACGATAACGCCGCAGACTCGTATGCATTAGCAAGACTTGTGGCTGGGCTTCATGGACCAGCATACGAGAAAGAAGTGTATGACAAGCTGCAAGGCGCAGACCATAGGGAACGATAAATGACAACAATCGTAGGAGTGCAGCATAAAAACAAGTGCGTACTAGGTGCAGATAATCAAGTAACCGATGACGACGGCCGCATTTTTAGACACAAGAACATGGTTAAGATTTCACAATTAGCTAATGGAGTGTTGTTAGCGGGTGCAGGTGAGGTTGGGGCTTGCGATATTGCCCAACACCTGTGGAAACCACCACGTATGACAGCTAAAGATAAGGCTGACACCTATCACTTTGTTATTTCAAAGTTGATTCCTTCTTTGCGTGAGTGCCTAAAAAATAATGGTTATAACTTTGATGAAGAAAGGCCAAAGAACGACAAGGGCCAAAGATTTCATTTCTTGATAGCTGTTAATGGTGAGATATTTGATGTTAGCGAAGACCTATCTGTGTGCCAAGCTGAAACAGGGTTCTATGGAGTAGGTAATGGCTCTGGTTACGCTTTAGGAGCTTTGCATGCTGGCGCAAACATACAGGAGGCGTTAAAGATAGCTGAAGATTTAGATGTGTATACCTCAGGACCCTTTCTTATATTAGAACAGAAAAAAGCTAATGAAAGATAAGCAGCTCAGGGCCCACGGTTACATGACCGTTGATGAATTCATGAGTAAGTTAACCCCTGGTCTAAGATACTATCTATTACATAACTGGACTAAAGATGAAACTAGCCTTCACCACCCTGAAGACCTTGCCTCAAACGCCCTTATTTATATGGAGGTAGCATTCTCAGTGATAGGACAGTTTGGTGCAGCGCCACACGAAGAACATTAGGGAACTAAAGCCCGATTATTCAGGGTCTATGGATTATGCAGACCAGGTTCTGCATGAATGCCCTATTTGTGAGTCAACTATATGGAATATAAAAGCTCAATTTGAGGACTATGAAATGGCTACGTACTTCTTGGACATGGAGTGCAGCAGCTGCGGTACCTATGGCAGGGCCCCCACCCCTTTAGACAGACCAAATCTAATTTAGACTTCATAATTGTACTTACGGGAGTCCCACTATACGTAAACCGAGGTACACATGTCCGAACAACCCCAAGAACAAATCCTACGCGTAAGCGCTGGGTCCAATCCACAGGCTGTGGCATCCGCAATTGCTCATAGTATTTATGAGACACGTAATTGTAAGATTCGTGCGGTAGGTGCAGGTGCAGTTAATCAGGCTGTAAAAGCTATCGCTATTGCTCGTGGATATACAGCTCCCCGCGGTCTTGACCTCATCTGCGTCCCAGGGTTCTCAAGCATTGAGAGCCATGACGGCCAGATTTCCGCAATTGTCTTTGAAGTAAAGGCAAGTTAACCCTGTATTTATCCAATAATAAGGCTACCCTTATTTAAACCCTTGGCCAAAGGAAACTAAATGAAAAAAGATTCAACTAAGAACAAGGCACCATTGGCTCCGACATCAGCGGAACCAAAGAATGCCGCAGGCGCAAAGCCACGCGTTGCTATGCCTTCAAAGGGCACACTTGTTAAAAAAGGTGGAGCTCAAGCTGGAGACCCATACAAGCAACCAAAACCTGCACGCTCTAACATCATGGGCAAGCTTGCTCGTGGCGGTGCACGTTATGGTATCCGCGTTAAATTCCAAAAGACCGTAGCACCAGAAGCGGGAGCAACACAGGCAAACGGCCGTATGTTTGCACCTGCAGTTCGTCGTCAACGTCCTAATTTTCAGGACGGCGGCGGGTCACACGGTAACTAAAACTTAATAGCTCAGGCCCCCGCAAGGGGGCCTTTTGCATTTACAGGAATATATTTAAATTTAGAATGTTGTATACTATTGATGACTGCTCAATTCCGAGGGTCACTAAACATTTATCGTCTAAGGAGATAAATTATGGCTTCAGGCTACCCAATTCAATGGTCAGGAAACAACGACTGGTCTCACCCTAAAGAAATGAAACTAGGCGCTCAACAGGTTGCAAACGCTCACCGTATTGCTGCTGAACGTTCCGTAGACCCATTAGCACTACTAAATAACATGCTTAAACCGTGGACTTTCGGTTTTGATAAGCACCTAGACATGTTCAACCAGTTATTTGACCTCAAAGTCAACTCAACCTATCCCCCATACAATATTAAGACCCTACCCGATGACAAAGCCGAAATTGAACTGGCGGTTGCGGGGTTCAAGAAGTCTGAAATTAACATTGAGTATAAAGAAAATGTTATTACCGTATCGGGAGAAAAGGAAGAGGAGGACGGGGCAACCTACGCCTACAAAGGCATAGCTGGCCGCACCTTCTTGCAGCGTTTTGCCGTGTCAGACGACGTGGTAGTAAACGGTGCTAAGCTAGAGGACGGGTTCTTGACCATCGCACTAGAGAGAATCGTTCCAGAGGCTAAGAAAGCTAAGACTATTTCAATAGAATAGTTGTCCATGGTTGTACATAGATGTCCATGGTTGTCTAACAATCTTATTATAATATTGCAAGGTTGACAGTAACCATGTTATAGTACGACTCCCCCTTCTTGTACAAAGCCCCCTGCAAATATTTTTGCAGGGGGCTACTTTACATACCGCTAGTGATTCTTTATGATACGCTTAAGATGCAGTGCAAGACGGGATGAAAGGAACTTGTGGTGCCGAAACTATCGGACAAAAAGAGTCTCGGTGATTTGTTAACCGAATTAGAGACTAATCCTAAGAGACGTAGAAGCGCAGGTGGATGCATATGCGCTAGATGGTTAGAAACTGTTGATGAAGAAACAGTTGAACGAATGTATAAAGCATTCGGTGGTCAGAAAATCCTTGTAGATATGTCTAATTACTTCTTTGCAATTAAAGAAGTGTACCCAGAGATACCTCTACAAAGGACCACGTTTTACAATCACTTTAGAAAAAAGTGTTCATGCTATAAACAAGAGAAAGAACTGAACTGATGACAAAAATGTCTATAGGGGATTTATTAGATAAAGCTATAGAAGAACAAGTAGTTGCTGCACCTAGCGTAGATTGGGCTTGGCCTCCAGTACAACCAGCAAAGCCAACAATAATTAAGCCAGCAACATATAAAGAACGCAAGGGTAAAAAAGATGGCACACGTTTAATAATGTTCGTGCCAGACCCACAGATTGGTTATCGTAAATACGAAGACGGAACACTAGACCCATTCCATGATGAAGCAGCGATTGATGTTCACTTCCAATTACTTGCGTATCTAGAAGAAAAATATGGCGTAGATGAAATTATTCATCTGGGGGATTACTTAGATTTACCAACCATGGGCAAGTACGCACAAGAAGAAATGTTTGCCCACACAGTACAACCAGCACTTGATTACGGCCACAACCTACTAGCAAAGCAAAGAGCTACTTGCCCAGACGCAAAGATTGTTTTGTTGGAAGGAAACCATGATTGCCGCATGAATAAATTTGTAGTCATGAATGCTATGGCAGCCAAGGGAATTAAGAGGGCAGCGTCAAAGCCAGAAGACTGGCCTGTTATGTCCATCCCATACCTTCTACGTCTAGATGACATTAAGGTTGAGTATGTGGGCGCCTACCCAGCAGGAGAGTATTGGGTAACCAAATACCTTCGCGCTATTCATGGAACCACAGTGCGTTCAGGTGGCTCAACAGCAAGCGCCTATATAAATAAAAACCCACACATCTCAACAGTGTTTGGACATGTCCACAGACAAGAGATGCAGTACAAGACTGTGCATGACCAAGATGGTCCTATCCGCAGTGTGTCTGCAAGCCCTGGATGCCTATGCCGAATTGATGGCGCGGTTCCTTCATACGGCTCTGGTCTTACTGATAACGGTCGACCAGTTAAACACTGGGAAGATTGGCAGCAAGGAGTGATGATTGGTTGGGTCAGACCTGACGATTCCTTCACTTTACAGCCTATCCATATCATGGATGGCTGGGCTGTTTACGAAGGCAAAGAGTTTACAGCGACCCTGTAGTTTTACAGGCGTATGATTGATGCATGCCTAATCCACATCAAAATACGCAGAACTTAGGTGCCAATGGCATGTACGGCACCTACACCAATTATGGTGGCGGTGGTACTCCTGTCGCTCGTTCAGAGCTCGACTTTCTGCGCCTTGGTGTTGGCCGTGTCCCACAAGCTGAATATCCAGACGGTTATTTAGGCACGATACGAACACGTCGCGATGACCGCGGTCGTCCCAACGGACAATCAGAGCGTGTATCAGACTCACTTAAAGTTAGAATAGGACAGCGTTCCTACCAACGTGGTGTTCACCGCGGTGAGCGCATTGACCAGTCTGATTACTATTACCCAGCAGGATTAGATAACATGCGTGGTATTGAACGTCAGATGAAAGCTAGCAAAGACGGTAATGTCTATCGTGTAAAAAGAAATGTAGAAGTAACCACACTAGTTCCAGCTCCTCATCTACCTAACGATGGTAAAGCAGGTCCATCAGTAAGAAGCGATTCCCCATACAACATTAACAAAGTACGCGTAGAGCAAATGTCTCGTATGCGTCCACAGTGGAAGTAAACTATGCCAGGTAAATATGCAGACGGTACCTACGGCCGCAAGCCGTGGCAGGATGATGGCCGCAAGCCTTATCACACACCGATTGAGGCAGCGTTCCCACCACAGGATTACCTTGGACCTTTTCAGTCTAATCAAGACCGCTTACTTAATCAGGCGCTAGCTACATGGACTATGACAAGTGAAGAGGTACAAGAATACGTACGTCCTAACCTCCCACAGGTTAACCTGTTTCCAGACAGGTACGGATTCGTTACAGAAGAAATAGGCATTCGAGATATTATTGACCTACCAGGCAGAAGTGGAAACCAAGCAGGTCAACGTGTGGAGTCTGACTTCTCCAACACACCTAACACTCCACAATCTACCAGCCGCAACACATTGGGAGGCAGCGTCTAATGCCACGAAAAGCGTCTCCTTTTACCCATTCAGCATCATTTAATAGTTGGTTAAAAAACCCTAATAGCCTTGGACCGATGCCAGGTAGCAGAAAGTATAGAGAAACCCCTACTCCTGCTGAAGATAGAGTTCAAGCCTTTTTAGAAGGAACACCTAAATTTAAAGATGTAAAGTCAGCGCACTATCGAGGAAAGATAACAACAGAAGAAGCACAAGACCTAAGGCCTAATGACTATTTTCCTGATAACGTTGGTATGTATAAAGATAAAAGCACTGAGGCAACCCACCGCAGAGCTAGGTTGAAAGGATAGCCATGAAAGACCCTGGATTATTTACAGATAGCACTGGCGAAGGCATGGCAGGGGCTACAGATGTGTCTTTGGAGACGATTTATAACGGCACCAAGGCCTGTAAGGCATGTGGTATTTCAATGAACCCAGTACAATCATTGAAAGACCAGAGTCTATGCCCAGGTTGTACTCGACGTAAGGCAGCAAGACTAGTTAAAGGACGGATGGCATAATGGCAGTTAATCAATCACGCTCCCTCAACGGAGACATGAACGAGGGCGCAACAGACGGTAAATATCGCAAGCGTCGTCCAAATACCACAGTTCAACCAGGTATGGGTGACCAGCTTGTTGTACAGAACCGTGCAGACCTACATCCATATATGAATTATGGATTTATTAATTCAGAAGAGACTTCTAAAGTAAACCCAGCGGGTAACTAATGATTAAAGGCATCCGCAGAGAATTGGATGCACGTCGTCAATCAAAGGCGACGGAGTCATCAATTAAGGCACATAAAGACACTATGCTCGGGCTACTTCGCGCTTCAGTTGGAAGATATAGCGATAGTTCAGAAGTTGCACAGCGTCGTCGTGTCGCTGCAGGAGACCCAACAGCTACCGCAACAGGTTCAGACGGTAGAAAAATTACAACAAAGAACCCAACACCTCGAGATTCAGGCGGACATGTAAATGCCCCAGCGTCGAGAAACGGATACTAAAAGACAGGGTGGGCCATGGCCTACACCTGTTGGCATGGGAGCATTAGTAAGCCCAGATGATTTTCATGCAGCAAGAGCACGTCAAGAAGCTTATCAAGCAGAAGAAGCTGCCTTTGATAAAGGTGGCATGTCTGCCGTCAATAAATTAAGGAATAAAAAGTGAACCCCACTGAGATGCAGTTCTCTGGAACAAGAGATGAAAAAGGTGAGATTAAACTTTCAGCCAAACCTGCGCTGAACCCTAAAGAACACCAGTTCATTAAGTTCGATAAAGAAGCACCATCACACAGGGCGTTACTCGGCGCCTCCGCTAACACAGAGCACCCTAATTACGTAGAAGGGCTTGCTATTCACAGCGGAGGCTTGTTTTCTGTACCAAAAACAGCAACACGTAAGCCAGGCAAAAATGCGCCTGCCCCAGAGCAAAGACGTAGTAGGCTTATTAGCGATGCTATGGCCGCTGGACCACTGGTCTCAAAAAAACCAAAGGAAGCAAGTCCAGTAAAGGCAGTAGCCGAAAAATTAAACGTAGACCAAGAACGTTCAGCCAAGCGTAAAGATACCCCAGAGGCAATAGCCAAACGAAACGCGCAAATTAAAAAAGCACGGGGATAGTAGACATCCTTTAGTTCTGTGGTAGGCTGTTCGCATGGTACTTGACCTATCCTACTTAAATAAAGATACGCCGCCTGAAAAGCGGCCAAAAGTTCTATTGCTTGCTTGTTTTACTTGCAAGTCAGTAGAAGAGATTCCTTATGATGACCGATTCCCAAACACAGATAGACCAGGTCATGACCAGAACCGTAATCCATTTCTACATGCAGTAGTTGACCGACATGGTCCAGACCATAAAGGCACCCTGGCTGATGCTGATTTAGTTATTTGGCAACACCCAGATGGAAAACGGCAAATTACTGAACAATTCCAAAAAGGCTCACCTGGCCTTGATGTATTCGGTACAAATTTCTATGACACCAAGGACAATTATTCCGCAGATGCAATGCGTTGCTATGCCGAGCACAATCGTCCGCAGGGTCAGTGCTCTGATTACAAGTCAGAAAAGAAAGTTTTAAAACCAGAAACATCTAAGGACCGCAGGGAAGCTGGACTTGACCCTAGTAAGATGCCAAAAATGCACTTGTGTGATTTCTGCCCTGTTAAGTCATACAACATGAAGAAGTTTAACGAAAGTAAAGGACTATATAAATGAGCGAAGAAATTATTGAAGACGCAGTTGTAATACCAGAAGAAGGAATTGCAGAAAACATACCCGCAGAGGATAACGGCGGAATTACAGCCTTTATTATTGTAAAGAGACCAAGCGGGGACTGGTACGCAACGGCAGACCTGTCGACTACCCTTACCGTGGACCGTCAGGCAAGCCTAGATGACATCAAACATGGGTGTCAGGACATAGTAGACAGCATGAACCAGTCCGCAATTGCCTATCAGGTCCTAGATTTGATAAAACCGTTGATTTCTGCTGAACAGTAGAGCCGTATTTAGCCTGTACCTCAGGAGTATACTGTAAGTACACTCTAAGGGGGCTGGTCTCATGGCGTTTATAGAAATGACCTGCGTATGCGTTGCGTCTTTTCAGGTAGAAACCGCGGAAGAAAATGAACACTTAGCTATGATGTGGGCACAGCAATTTATAAATGCTCACACTCAATGTGGCTATATGACTCAACCAAGAACGGATAAAGCAGAGCATCCAAGCAAATTCATTGCTGATACAGATGTTATGTACAAAGAGCGGAGGGAAAAAGAACTATAATACCTAGATGAACTATTACGACGCGCTGGTACGGCAGGCAGAGCCAGTCAAACTAGAGCCGTCGGAAACTTCATACTTCAGCACGCCTGGAGCTGGTCTAGACCCTAGGTTGTTCAGGAACGGCAAGATTGTCCCCCACATCCGTTCTTTAATTTTAAGAATCCTATTTGACCATTTAAAACAGAGTTACTACAACCCTGAGGCCTTTGCTCATGTTTGGCTAGCTGGCTCAGCTGTGAGCTACCAATGGACAGCAGCTCGTAAACCAGCAGACTTGGACTGCTTAATAGGAATTAATTATTTAGTTTTTAGACAATCTAATCCTAAGTACAAAGGTCTTAGCGATAAAGAGATTTCCCAGATGTTTAACGAGGGGTTCCAGACCCTTCACCAGTCCACCTCTAATTTCCTAGATATATTTGAGTTGACATTCTATGTTAATGTTCAGTCTGACATCCGCTCCATTAAACCATACGCAGCTTATAGCTTGACGAATGATGATTGGACTGTGATGCCAGAGGTTCGCGGTGTTCCGCAGAATCAGATATGGAATAGAAAAGTGGAGCAGGATAAGTCTATGGCAGTCGATATTTTGTCAAGGTATTCTGATGCCTTAACATCTATTGGCTCAGCAACTACAGATGTAGCAAGAAGGAATGCCGAAGCTGCATTAAAACTTGCTGTAGAACAAGGTGCTGCTTTATTTGAAGATATTCACCACGGTCGTAAATATGCCTTTAGCGCCTCTGGACAAGGCTACGCTGATGTATATAATTATCGTTGGCAAGCTGGAAAAGCATCTGGTGTTGTACAAGCACTAAAACAACTAAAAGAAATTTCCACAAAAAGCCGAAAAGAATTTGAAGCACAAACGTATGGCATGGAATTGCCATCAACTAGCACTCTGATAAGGAGAGCGGCTACACACTACAAGTGATAGGGTCTATCTGTGGCAATATTAGTATTTTTAGACGGCGTACTTAGAAATGATAAAAGCGCCCCCATCCCAAATGGTATGGCGCTGTACAGAAGTCTTAAAGAAAAACATCGCGTTCTTGTTCTATGTGAAGACGTAGAAAAGGATGACCATTGGCTGCGTCAGCAACGCGTCAATAACATTGACGACCTTGTTGACTATAAAAAAGTTCCAGCACTCGGAGAGCACCCAAAACTACGTCAGGTAGAGTGGGTAAAGTCCCAAGGTCCTGTAGAGTATGTAATAACTTCGGACCCAGAATTAGTCACCCAGCTACTTGAAATTGGTATGACAACTTTGGTATTTTTACAGCCGTTGTATATTAGAGAAGAATTTAGGCCAGACAGCCGCAAGGGTGTCAAAGCCTGGTCAGACATTGTTGAAGAAATTGAACGCCAACAGGATGCCTTTAAGGAGGACCCACGAATATGAGCGAGAAGCCAACTTGCCCTAGAGGGTGCGAGGGAAATGTATTAGATTACGTAAGCGGAGATGCGTACCTGTGTGCTAAGTGCGGCATCACCTGGAGCAAGCCTAAGTGAAGGTTATCTATCTAGGTGCTGAGGTTCCTTCAAATAGAGTAATACTCGAGGAAACTACCGCAAACCATGTTGGGGTCAGCTACCACCGACTGGTGAGCCGAGGGCTTCCTAAAACCAAAGAGTATCTGTTAGAAAACTACTTTAATAAAGATTTCTATATTTATGTCCACCCTGGCCTGCCCAAGACGCTGAAGCTCACAGCTGATGAGCTCGAAGAGTTTGCCGCAGGATACGAGCATTTTGTAGCCGTTAATATAGATAGGCTCAATACTGTATTTGAAATTAACAGCCCAACAATCGACCCAGCTTGGGTAGAGCGTCATCGTACAAAGGTCTGGTCGGAGTTACCCCCAGGTAAGTTCGTCCCCGTATGGCAGCCCCAGACGGATTTAAACGGCCTTCAGAGGTTAGCGGACTACTATTTAGATGTCGCAATCCCAGGAGATGCTATAGAAATAGATACAAGACTGGCTAGCGCTACCCGCTTAAACACCAAGCGCCAAGGGACCAGATGGCATGCATTAGGATGCGCAAAGCCCGACAACCTTCGGTCTATTCTATTTGAAACCGCAAGTACCTTATCCTGGCTATCGCCAATGATGCACGGAGAAACAATCATTTGGGATGGCACAAGGTTAGTCAGGTACCCAAAGAAGATGAAAGAACAAGCAAGACCAAGGTACAAGGCAATCTATGAAAAGGCTGGCTTGGACCTTGATAAGATAATCGAGGATGACCCGCAGGAAGTCTGTAAGTTGGCGGTGTGGTCTTATGAACAGTTCGAGATAAGGATGAACAAGATGACCAATAGCCCAGACGACCCGTTGTTATATGATAATAGCGAGGGGAGAGAAGTGGAGCAAAGTGGGGAAACCAACCCTACCGTATATGATAATAAGGGTATTCATACGCGGAAACTTGAACCACGAAATGCTGACGAATATGCCAATCTTCCAGTGTTCGGATTCGATACAAAGAGTGAAGTTGACGCCGACGGTGTCATCAAAGATGTAACCACTGTATCCTCACACAGCACCTCGCTTAGGGCATGCGATACCTGTTTCGTAGCCGCTAATTGCCCCGCTTTTAAACCACAATCTATGTGTGCTTTCAAGTTACCAGTAGAAGTAAAGAGTAAAGAACAACTTAAGGCTTTAATCAATGCGGTGATAGAAATGCAGGGACAAAGGGTCGCTTTTATGCGATTTGCTGAAGAAATGAATGGTGGATACGCTGACCCCAATGTATCTCAAGAGATAGACCGCCTATTCAAATTGATTAAAACAACCAAAGAATTGGACGACTCACGTGAGTTTATTCGCATGACTGTAGAGCGCCAAGGAAGCGCAGGTGTGCTAAGTTCTATCTTCGGAGATAAGGCACAAGCGCTTCGTGAATTGCCAAATGGCGGGCTAAATGAAGAGCAAACCACCCAGATAATTAAGGGTGCTATCGAAGAATAAGGATTTCTTATTATCATATAAGAGAGCCTCGCAATACCCTGGAACAGCATAGTTTCCAAACAGATGTAACGCACTAGTAGAATTAACTTTTTAACAGAGGAGAGAATATGGCACTGAGTTTCCGACTAGCAGAAGAATTCCTAAAGGACTACCGCAGTAAGAAAGTACCTTGGGGTTATAAAGATGCGGCGGGCAACTCGGTGGGTGAGATTACTTTCCTTAGAACATACTCCCGACTAAAAGAGGACGGAACCAAGGAGACTTGGGTGGATGTATGCCAGCGAGTAATCGAGGGCATGTACTCCTTACAGAAAGACCACTGCAAAACCAATCGTCTACCTTGGAATGACAGCAGAGCTCAAGCCTCGGCTAAGGAAGCCTTCGACCGTTTATTTAATTTAAAGTGGACACCCCCAGGACGAGGTCTATGGGTTATGGGAACACCACTGGTCAACGAGCAAAAGAACTCCGCGGCTTTACAGAACTGTGCCTTTGTGTCTACCTCTAGTATGACTAAGTTAGACCCTGCTAAACCGTTTGCTTTCCTCATGGAAGCATCAATGTTGGGCGTGGGAGTCGGATTTGATGACAAGGGCGCAGACAAGGACTTTTTAATTTACGAGCCAAAACTGCCTGAGGTCACAATCCAGATTCCAGATACCAGGGAGGGATGGGTGGAGTCAGTAAGTACCCTGATTAACTCCTATTTAAAACCAGAACAGCCTGTTTATGTATTTGATTATTCTTTAATTAGACCAGCGGGTACCCCCATCAAAACCTTCGGCGGCACAGCTGCGGGCCATGAGCCTCTGGAGAAGCTCCACAATCACGTACGACGCATCTTTAATAGAAAGAGGGCGGGTTCTAAATTAACAAGAGTAGATATAGCAGATTTGGGTAATCTAATTGGAGTCTGCGTTGTATCTGGCAATGTCCGCCGCAGTGCTGAGCTGTTGATGGGCCGACTTGATGACCAAGACTTTTTAAATTTAAAGAACGCAAAGGCTTTCCCTGAGCGCAACTCCTACGAAGCTGCAGCTCCTGGCTGGGCCTGGATGTCTAACAACTCTGTAGAAGTATCTGTGGGTTCTAAATTAGACCACATAGTTGAGGGTATTGCTTTGAACGGTGAGCCTGGTGTTATCTGGATGGATGTTACTCGTCAGTATGGCCGACTTATAGACCCAATCAATAATAAAGACCATCGAGCTGCTGGGTACAATCCGTGCGCTGAACAATCGCTAGAATCTTTTGA